GATCTTTGCAGCCAGTTCATGCTTCACTTTCGTTTCCCTCCTCGACGTTCGTCTCTGTCCCTGTCATCTGAATCCGGAGCCCGCCCGGGACAACGTTCATCAGAATGCAGTCCGTAAAACCGGTGTAAATGGTTTGGCTCTCTTCGCTCCGCCTGTGAATGATGGTCCCCGTCTTTTCCTCATCCAGGAACAGGTCCGCGGCTTCCTTCATGGTCATCGCCGGGTAAATCCACAGGGAGAAATCATCAAAACCGGCACCGCAGTTGTTCAGCACGGTGCCGTCTGCAAGAATAATCTGCTGCTCGTTCATGGTGCCCTCCGTCAATCATCGTAATAGAACGTATAGGAACTTCCCTCAGACCACGGATCATCCCAGCCGGTCCCGATCGTGAAGGTGTAGTGCCAGCCGGACTGATCCTGCCTGGCGGAGGAGCAGTACAGGCTGTATGATGTCCCGGGTTGACCGGTTGCCCTTACCGTGCACGGGACGCCTGTCTGGATTCCACCGGCGTCCATATTGAATGCCGGGTACAGCGTGATGCTTCCGCCAGCGTTCAGCGCCACTTCCGTCTTCCGGGTGTTATTTCCGTCACGAATGCACATGGCATGGTCCGCGTCATACACATCAGTGGCGTCCACCGTCAGCTGCGCGTAGGCCGTCCCCTGTGTGGAGCCGTATCGCATCGACACGGTCTTCTGCCTATGCGCGTCCCAGTTAGCGGACTGCGCCAGGTACCAGGTGTCTGCCTGGCTTGAACCGGAGACAGGCGTCGGGGCATCGGTCTTATAAGTGAAGGTCCGGTGGTCGTTCAGAGTGCCTTGCCGTTCGTCTGCGGTGAACGCCTGAACTTTGACATTGTTTCTTGCCGCCAACACTCCCGACCGGTATGCGTTAGTGTCGGCGATCTTAAAATTTGCACTGCCCGCCGAATCTCTGGGTTTCCCCAGCTCGACAAACATCTTCCCCTCATCGGTTCCGGTGCCTTCGGTGATCGTGATGTCGTGATAGTGTGTCAGGTTCAGCGGCGTTGTCGTGCCGCCGGTCCCCAGGAAGAGGCCTTCGCAGATGTTCACATTGCTGGCGTTCCGCATCACGATATAGGTCGACTTATACTCAGTCCCCCTGTAGTAGAAGGAACCGCTGCCGCCGCTGACGCCGGTGCCCACAGACAGGCTCACAGGCGCGTACACCTTGTTACTGCTGACGTACCGTGCGCTGCCTTCCTGTACCGTGATGCTGTTGAACTTAGCATTCACCGCGTCGACTTCGCCGTCGATGTATACCTTGACTTTCTTCGCGGAGCTTCCTGATCCGATGATCACATGGTCGCCGCTGATATTCACGCTGCTGCCGGCGTCGTTAATAGCCAGAACAATGCTCGCTGCGGTGACTTGCCCGTCTGCGCCGACCGCGTCCACGATCTGCTCGATCCGTCCGGCTTCGACCGTGATCCGGCCGCTCAGGGTCCTGTCTGCGCTTGTCCGGTCGTTTACTTCCTGCGTGATCCGGTTCTTCTCGACGATGATCCGCCCGCTCAGGACTTCCACGTCGTTCTGCCGCTGGGTGACCTCCTGCGTGATCCGGTCCGCCTGGACCGTGATCCGGCCCGTCAGCTCGCCGTCCGCATTCGTCCGGTCCGTGACCTCCTGCAGAATCCGCTGTTCGTTAATGTCGATCAGTGCCTTCTGGACAACCAGCTCGCCCTGGGCCTTGACCACCTGCTGGTGGATGCCCTGGCCGTCAACCACGACGGAGGAAACCCGGCTCCAGTTGACGCCGTTCTCATCCGGCCCGATGATCGCCTCCGCCACCAGGGCGACATGATCCTCGGTATCCTCGATCCAGGCGTGATCCTCGCCGGCCTTCGTCGCTGCCGCCTTCGCGGAGGATGTCGCCGTGCTGCTCAGGTTGTTTATGATGCTGGCCACGTCTTCCAGATTGTTCGCCAGCGTCACGGTCACGTTCATCGGGTCGCTGATCACGTCGCTGTAGCTGAGCTTTGTGATCCGCTCCAGAATGGTCGTATTGTATTCCGGAAGAGGCACCCGGCACAGGTATCCGATGTGGAACGTGTCCAGGCTTTCGCCGGTCGCCTTTGCCAGGTCGAGTCCGCTGATCGTGATCGTCACCGTCGGCTCGCAGTGCCGCCTGATCCGGTCATGGGCCCACCGGTTCAGCTCCTCCTCCGTGTCCTTGCTCTGGTCTGTCTCGCTCTTGCAGATGACACCATAGAGATCCGTATTCATGCTCACGGAGTCGCCGACGATGTGCAGATTGTTCTTGCCGACCGGGAAAAACTTAGTAAACATCCCGGTCCGGTCGACCGTCTTTTTGATGGTCCGGATGTTCCGATCCATCCGCATCTCGCTTCCGACCTGTCCGGTCAGATGCCCGATGTCGATCCGGAAGGGATAACGGCTCATGTCGTACTGCCAGAAGCTGTCCTCGATGCTGTTCGTGACCGTTCCCAGGGCGCTGTACAGCGTGTCCCCGTTGAATGTGTACGGCTGCCGGACGTTCCCGCCGGCGACGCCTCCCAGCACCCAGTCCCGCTGGAATTCTTCCAGGATGAACCGGATCGTGTCCGCGTTGGTCGGGTTCACGCCGGACTGCCCGCTGATGTATTCCGGTTTGATCTCATCGAAAATGATCTTGTCCTTCAGGGAGTTGATCATGTGCTCCAGGGAGATCGTCCTGGTGTGTTTCTCGTATTGTTCGTCCACCGTCTTGACCCGCCAGACGATGTCCGACCCGGGTCCGCTCTCGATCTTCAGCCAGTCACCGACCGCCATCGTCGGCGCGGTGTCTTTGACGGTCATGCTGGCCGTGCTGGATCTCTCCGTCAGCTGCAGGCTCAGCTTCTCCGGCTGAAACTTCGTTTTCGGAGAAAGCGTTCCCGCATGAAAAAGGATCATCATAAGTATCTGTTCCTCCAGCTGACGGCCATCCTGCAGGCACGGTCCGCGCTGAAGGAGCAGGACTGCGTCCCAGGTGTTACCTTAAAATCATCCGCGCCGCTTCTCGATGCCATCACGCTCCGGTAGCTGCTGCCGTTCCGGATTCTGATCCGCAGCAGGCCGTCCTGGTGATCAATCACCAGCGCTTCACTGCCGCCCATGCCCAGGCTGCTGAACGTCATCGTGTTCTCGCCGATCACGATCCGGCAGCTGTTGATCGTCATGCCGCTGGCGTTCTGCAGTTCCACGTCGCACTGCGTCTTGGCACTGCCTTCAATCAAAATGCTCCGACTCCCGCTGGCGGCATTCCCGCCAAAGGTGACCGAGTTTGCGTTTTCATCCTCCCAGTATGGTACTGCATATGCCCGGAACGTCAGGCTGAATTCCTTCGTGTAGTCCCACAGGCTGCCCTCTCCCGGAGGCTGCGCCAGGATCACGTTCACCCGCCGGTTCGGCTTATAGTTCAATGTAAGATACCCGCCATTGGCCGCCCAGGTGTTCACCATCTCCAGCAGCTGCGCCCGTTCTGTCAGTCCGGTGACATTCTTTCCGTGCTCCAGCATCCTGAACCGGATGACGATGTCCATCGTCTGCCGCCATCTGGCCGTGATCCGCTGGCCGTATCCCGCAGCGGAGTCCACTGCGGTGATGTTTTCCTTCCCGTCCCCGGGCTCGATCCCGCTGATCACGATCCGGCTGTCTATCTCGTCCAGCCATACGCCATTCAGCGCGGCCCTCCGTGTCAGAATCATGTGCTCACCTCTGTCAATAAATGTCCCGTGCGATACTCTGGCTCACATACGGAGCCACCAGATCTCCGACGACCTCCCCGTCCATAATGACCTTGATCCCGGTCACTGCGTTCGCGATGTTCTTCGGCAGTCCGTTCAGTATGCTCGCCATGCCGCTGTCTTCGTTCTCGCTGTTATTCCAGCTGTCCGCTGGAATCTCCAGCGAATTGATCGCATCAAAGATCGCATTCAGACGGGCCGTGTCCATTTCTTCGCCGCCCCAGAGGCGCTGAAGCTCCAACCAGGCGTCATTTCCATAACTTGTCGCAGTTCCGTACAGTTTTTCCGCGAGCTGTGCCAGTTCGATAGTCCCGCGGTTACTGATCCCCATCAGGTAGGACTGGATGTCTGTTATAGGTTCAGGCTCTACCGGAACATCGAAAGAACGACCTCCGGACGTGCCAAGTGTGGCTTTTCTCTGGACTTCGTCATATTCTTCTTCGGTCATCCCGAAGGAGGCCATATCGATCACTCTGCGCTTCTCGGCTTCGCTTAGGCCTTCCAGGTTTAGGTTATTAATCTGTGAATCCAGATTTCCAATGACAGCTTCATAGAGCTGATACATGGAATTAACCGCAGCGCCCTGGACAAGATTGTTCAAAACACTGCTCAGGATTCCGCCCCCGGTGGATGACACGTCAGTTCCGTTTGTTCCCGTGTTAGTGCCTCCGGTCGATGCGGTGCCTGTAGTACCAAATCCGAAGAACTTCCCGATCGTCACCAGATGAGAACCGAAAGAAGCCATATGCCCAAGCGCGGAAGTGATCTTCCCGGTCGCCCACAGCCCGATCAGCACCTCGAAGGCCTGCTGAACCGCTTTCCAGTTGTCCGGATTTGCAAACCACTCCAGGGCGCTGACGATCTTTCCAAGGACATCTCCCAGCAAAGCGGCCGTCGGATCTCCGCTTGACTGCAGTTCCTGTGCAAGTTCCCCCAGCATCTTGATGCCTTCGTCAATGGCTTCTTTTATGTGCTGGAAGATCTCAACGATGTTGGCTTTAACCTTCTGGAGCGCTTCTTCCCGCCCAGTGTCGTCCTCCGCCTGGAAGTATTCCTTGAAGGCGTCCACGATGTTCTGCAGGTTGCCGGTGATGTTCAGAGCCAGATCACCGGTCAACTCCACCAAAGCCATTTCCTTCAGCTTTTGCCAGCTTTCCTTCAAAGTGGCAACCTGGACGGAAAGCTCACCCAGAGTCTTGATCTGTTCCTCAGAGATCCCAAAGCCGCCCTCATCCGCGTTGAACCGGTCAAGGCCTGAAAGAATATCCTCCCAGTCGCTCAGGACTCCCTCGACATCAAAACCCTTCTTATTACCGAAGATGTCCATCATGGCCGTGTCCCATGTGCCGGCCTTGACCATTTCTTCCCGCTTGTCATACATCTGCTGCATGACGGCCTGGAAGTATTGCAAATCGTTCGTGTAATTAGCGTCCGAAATGCCGAACCATGTGGCGATATTCTGGTTTTTGCCGCTGTACTTCAGCTTGGTGATCAGTGAGGTGACCGTTTCCAGGGAGCCGTTCGCGCCCTTCATGGCGCTTTCCCACATCTGCACCTCTGTGGCCGAGCTGCCGAAATAGGCAGCCAGATCCAGATAGTTATCGGACTTAGAGGCGACGTCGATCAGCTCACCCCAGACAGCATTCACGGCCGTGCTGATCGTGCCGATAATGCTGGTGAAAATCCCTTCAATCGAGCTGGCGACGGATGAACCGATTTCGCCCAGTTTGCTGAAGGAGTCCGCCAGGCTGTTCGCAGCCGTGACGCCGGTGTTCATGTCCGTTGTGGTCTGTTTGATCCCGGTGTCCGCGTCGTCCAGGCTGTTCTTCATGTTCGCCAGGGCCGTCCTGGCGTCGTTCAGCTTGACCTCCCATTTCGCGATCGCTTCTTCGTTGTCGCCGTATTTCTCCTTGACCTCTTTCAAGGCGGCTTCATACGTTTTGACGACCTTTTCCTGCTCCGCGATCTGCTTCTGCAGGTTCTTGACCTTCGTCGCGTTCTTTTCCTGCGCTGTGGCATTCTTGCCCAGTTCAGCTGTCTCAGCCTTCAGTTCGCTCCGCAGCACGCTCAGGTTGCGCTTCGCCTCTTTAATCGCAGCGCTGTATTCCTTCTCGCCTTCCAGAACGATCCGCTGTTTAATATCGTTGGCCAATCCTGTCACCTCACAGCCCCAGTTTTCTGCCGATCCGGCCGCCCATCATCTTGATGTCGTACTTCTGCCGGATCGTGAACATGTCACGAATAAAACCAGGCATCATCCGCCTGGCATCCTCCACACTGATCCCGGCGATGAGCGCGTATCCGTAGTATTCCCGCACCCGCGTCCCCCGCCGGTCCCTCAGTTTTTTGATTCAATTTCACTCAGATATACATCAAAGACCTCATCGTCGGCGTCGTTGCCTTCAGTGGTCTCGCTTTTCATGCCTTCCTCGACGGCCGCCCGGATCGCGTTCCCGATCCCGGCCATCGCCGAAACCCGGAGCCGCTTCACTTCGTCACCGGTGACCGTTTCCTCTTTGCCTTCATACGCCAGCTCCGCGTTCGCCAGAATCCTGAACAGGTTCCGGATCGCCTTGCTTCCGCCCTCCTGGATCTTGTCGAACATGTTCTTCATGGTGCCGAACTCATCCTCGATGAGCTCCATCGCATACATGTCCATCCGGAGTCCGTATTCTGTCTCTCCTATCCTGAGCTTAACCATCCCTTTACTCCCCTTTCATTAAAAAAACCGGGGCGGAGGAAGTGCCCTTCCCCCGCCGCCGTTCGGTCATCAGCTGATGCCGGCTTTACCCTTCAGCCAGCTGACTGCATTCGCTTCGGAAGACTGCCGTGCATGGCTGTAGTAGATCACATTGCCGCCGGAGGTCAGGATCACGCCCATCGCGTTCCCGCTGACGGTCTCCGTCTGGAAGTCAATGCTCTCGCCCTTAGTCTGTGCGCTGTCGCTGTCCTTCGAGAACTGAATCTTATAGATCCAGTATGCGTGATAGCTCACCGTGCCCTTGTGCCGTTCCTTCCGGATGAAGCCGATGCCCACAAAGGGAGCGTCGGAGTCCGTCACGTTCAGCTCGGGACTGGTGCCTTCCACATGGCCCAGCAGCGCCTTGTCCAGCGCGTCGGTCATGGCAGCCAGTTCCAGGCTCAGGGTGACGCCGGTCAGGCCATTCTCCGAGTCGATCTGGTGGTCATCCGCATAAAATTTGACGTCAGAGCGGTCTTCGCTCAGGTCCGCCCTGATCATGTAGTCATCCAGCCAAACGCCCGTGCCATAGACAACAGCACTGCCGGCACCGCCGGAAGAATACGGGGCATACGCCAGCCCCTTGATCCCGATTTTCGCCATAGTGTGTTCACCTCATTATTTCGTCTTTGATGCGTTCCGCCTCTGCCTGCATGGCAGCGCTTACCGCCTCTTCAAGTGTCTTGGTCTTGCCGGTGATAAACTTGTCACCGGTCTTTGCGGTTCTTCGGCCTCCGCGGCCGTAGTTGATGACGAAAGCCTTCTTAGCCTGGTCAACTCCCCTGGAGTCAGTGCCCTGGGGATAAACATCCTGCCAGCACCGGTCCAGATCTTCGTGGTATTTGCCAGGCGCGAAAGCCGCCCTCATCTGGCCTGTCATGATGTGATGCGCTTCCTCCGTCCGCGCCTGCAGTGCTTTGACAGCCGCCGCGCTTCCAGCTTCCACGATTCGCCTGGCGGCTTCACGTCCGCCAAGCTGGTCGAGCTTCGCTTCAAATTCAGCGAAGTCTCCGACGATCATCTTCATGCGCCATCACTCGCGCTTTCCGTTACAGGCTCCTGCCAGGTCAGCGGGCCGTACAGGTTAACCGTCCACATCCACCGGACCTTGCCGGTCTCATAAACGAAGTCCCGGCTGATCGTGTGCGTCAGATCCACCTTGCCGTCGCTTTCCAGCTCCTCAAGTTTGGACTGCACCTGGTAAGCATAGGAGTCGTCATCCCCCTTGACGTACAGCGTCACGAGCACCCGCCAGATGGAGTCCAACAGCTTGCCGTCCGCCCACAGCTGCCGCGCTTCGCCCTGGAGCTCCACGACGCCGCAATTGTCCGGTGCCTTGTTCAGCCAGGCATCCCGCACAAAAGTCACGCCGATCTCGCTCAGTTTGCTGGTCAGCAGGTCGACTGCGTCAACCGTTACCGTCTGCGTCGTCTTCTGGGATTTCGTCCGTGCCATTTTCGTCACTCCTTTCCGCGGTGATCTCGATCCCGCCGTCATTCGTCAGGTAGGTCCGGATGATCCTGTACCGCTTTCCGCCGTACCGGAGCACCCGTTCGTCCTGGTAATCTGCATCCAGTGTCAGCTTGAATACCAGCTCCGGCTGCACGCCCGCGTTCAGCGCGTTGTAATACTCGCTGCGGGTCACGCTCCGGATCTCCGCCAGTACTTCGCGCACCGTTTCTGTGTATGCCTCATGCACACCGTGGGCACTGGCCGTCTCGGTCACAAGGCCGATCACATCAGCCCTCACCATCGTCGTCAGCCCCCTCTTCCGGATCTTCCGCCGGATCATCCGCAGTCGGTTCCGGTGCCGGTTCAGGCGCCGGCGTGTCGCCGTAATCCGTGTATGCGGCTGCGTGCATCA